ATGGCACTGACATCCGAACAGCGCGCTGAAATCGAAGCGCAGCGCAGCGAACCCCAGCTTACGTCCCGTCCGACCGTGGCGGCGATGGAAAACCTGCTTTTCACGCCTTTCGAGGTGCTGGATCATGGTTTCCTGCGCGTGGTCGATTATATGGGCGACGATGGCGCGGTCGTTCAGGCTGCGCGTGTGTCCTATGGTCGCGGGACGAAGAAGGTGTCCGAAGATGCGGGTCTGATCCGCTATCTGATGCGTCACCGTCATTCGACGCCGTTCGAGATGTGCGAGATCAAATTCCATGTGAAGCTGCCAGTGTTCGTCGCGCGGCAGTGGATTCGTCACCGTATGGCGAGCGTGAACGAGTATTCGGCGCGCTATTCCATTCTGGATCGGGAATTCTACCTTCCGGCGACGGATCAGGTCGCTGCGCAGAGCAGTTCAAACCGACAGGGACGCAGCGATGCACTGGATGCCGAAACGGCGCACGAGGTTTTGGAAATCCTGCGCCGGGATGCCAGCCAGTGCTACGACGATTATGAGAGCCTGCTGAACCCTGAAGGTACGGGTCTGGCGCGTGAGCTTGCACGGATCAATCTGACCCTGAACACCTACACACAGTGGTACTGGAAGATTGATCTGCACAATCTGATGCATTTCCTTGCCCTGCGCGCCGACCCGCATGCGCAGTACGAGATCCGCGTCTATGCGGAAAAGATGATCGAAATTCTCAAGGCCTGGGTGCCCGCGACGTCTGCGGCATTCGAGGAATATCGCCTTGGCGCCTTTACGCTTTCGGCCGGGATGCTGAAGGTTGTGCGCCGCCGCCTGGCGGGTGAAACCGTCACGCAGGAGAATTCCGGCCTGACCAAGCGGGAATGGTCTGAAATGACGGCGGTTCTGGATGGCCAATCCTGAACCCAGCCCCGGCTTCGCATCTGCCGGAAACGATTCCGCCAAAAGCGATCTTGAACGGCTGATGAGCGAGGCGCGGGAGGCACAGGTTGAAAGCCCTGTGGAAGACGCTCCTGTAAATCCACCTAATCTTCTTGTCTGGGCCGGGATAGCGGGCTCGCTTGTCCTGATATCTGTTGCCATTCATTTTTTCTGGCCCGCTTCATAAAATATTTAGCCCAATAAATGGTAAGTAAAAGCAGATATTCTCTGATTTTTTACTTCATGGGCTGTCATGAGAGATTCAGTGCGGATTCGTGTGAATTTTATCACATTTATCTCAGGGCTTTTTACAAACAGACTTATCCACAGGGTATTGCCATCTGCCTGGAGCGCTCCGATTCGTATTTTTGGGAGCGTAAAATTTTTTAAGATACTGATTTAATGCGATAATTTTAGAATTAGGTCGCAAGGCCGATCAGGATTTGGCGCCAAGTCTGTCAAGAAGATTATTGGAATACCCACATTTCACCCTCTGTGGGTGCGATACTTGTGCATTACTGGTGCGGGGTGAGAATTCTGATTTTGTGGCAAAAATGCGCAGCTAAACTACGCCCTGAACGGCATTGACCGTCCGCCCGTCGCTGTCGCCATGCTTTTGGAAAAAGCTGGTGCCGGGTGAGGGATTTGAACCCCCGACCTTCGGTTTACAAATAGGACGTATTACGAAAAACCCCAGTAATATGCTGGATATTTTCAATGATAAGTTGTGCTGTGCTTTTTCTGTGCTAATCGGGCGCGTTGCGAATCGCAACTGACCATCCACAGGAAAGCCCGAGACTTGCGACTCGGGCTAGGTGTGATCTTAGGTTCAGTATTCTGTCGAAAGCATAAGCACGACATGCTCGCCATCATTGACCCGATAGAGCCTAATCTCCTTCACGGGCAGGTCAGTGTAGAGGATCTTCTGGCTTGTAAGTGCGACGGGCTCTCCACCGTCTTTGCCTCCTTCCGTGCATGTTGCCGTTGCCGTGTTGTCGTCATGCTTTCGGATTGTCCAAAACTGCATTTCCTCGGCTTTGACCTTCGGGTTGAGCTGGTGGCTTTCGATCAGGTCAATGATCCACGCGCCTCCGTTCTCTGCGACGTACTTTGCTCCATCTGTCAGGAGTAACCCGGTTGGTAAGCGCCACCATGTCGCTGTGCCGGTGAACTGCTGGAGATCGGATTGTGTGAAGCTCATGCGATGTTGTCCTCAAGGATAATGATCTCTTGAAGGTCGGACAGTTCGCGCTTGCGTTCCTCGTACTCCCACGGAGTGAGGAATAGTTCCTCGCTATGAACGATGGAATCATCTGCGGGGGAAAGTGTTTCGAGGACTGCAAACAACATAACTGTCTCCTTCCCCTTATTTTTATTTTCGTTTAGGGAGGAAGTCGCTCGAAGAAAGGTACTTTTACAGTCATTGATCGGTTGACTGTAGGTAAAAACTAAGTGCCGTTTTAGGTTATATCTGGCTTGTTCATTGGTTCTGGTCCTGCTCATTTAGCATATATTCTGCGTTTCTTAGAGCAATCCTTTTAAGTCACAAAAAAAGGCGCCGAAGCGCCTTTCTTTACTTGCTCTTATGGAGATCAGGCAGTCGTGTGGAACGTGGCCTGTATCCCAAGTGCTCTCATGATGCCCATGAGGCTAGACAGACTCGGGTTCCCCTTATTGGAGAGAGCCTTGTAGAGCGCCGGTCGGCTGATCCCTGCCTTATTGGCTGTCTCGGACATTCCTCGTGCCTTAGCGATGACGGAGAGCGCATGAGTGATTGCCGGGATATTCCCGTCTTCCCATGCCATGTTGAGCAGTTCCTCTTGAACGAGAGGGTCCTGTGCTGCTTCCACGCTGTTAAAGGTCTGTAGCTCTGAAACCTTCATCATTCCTCTAACTCCTGCGCCATCTGCTTCGCTGTTTCGATGTCCTTGCTTTGTGTCCTCTTAGTGCCTCCGCCGAGAACCACGACAAGGACCGCACCGCGCTGCACAAAGTATATCCTGTAACCCGGCCCATAATGTATGCGGCTTTCGGAAACACCCATTCCGCACGCCTTAACATCGCCAAATGAGCCGCCTTCCATCTGGATCAAGCGGGCTCTGATTTTGGCAGCCCCTCGGCTGTCCTTTAGCCCGTTAAGCCAACGGGCAAAAAGAGGGCTTTGCTTGATTTCCATGTGTAAACTTTAGTAGACAGTGGGGGTTGCGTCAACCGAAAAGGAGGGCGTCGGATGGGAAGACTATTCGCCTTCCTCGACCTCAAACACCACCACGTCATCTTCGATACGGTGCTCAACTTCTCCGCTGAGTAACTTGTGCGCTGCATCCTCCGGGATGCCGTAAGCCTTCACCAGCACCCGGCGCATACCGGCACGGTCTTCCTCGAACGCGTATCCGTTCTTCGCCCAGGCGATTATCCCCGGCGTGTAGGCCGCTGCACTTGATCCAAGCCTGTATGTCTTCTTCGCCATGTCCCACCTCACAAAAAAGGGGAGACTGCGCTCCCCTGTAGTTCCTTAGTGACCGCGACCAGTGCGGGCCTGTGCGCCTGTGCGAGGTGTTTCCGGCTTTGCAGCTACGACCTCTTCCTCTTTGCGCTTGCGTTCGCTTGTTGCCAGTAGGGGCTTATCGAGTTCCCCGGCCTTCGCTGCCTGAATCAGCAGTTCAAGCACTGCCTTGACGTCATCTAGCTTGGGACCGGTCTTGATCGCTGCGCCGCCTTCGGAAAGCTGGATCTTCTTGGAGCCATATCTCGGAGAAACAAAATAGGCGTTGTTGCCTTTCTCCCACCACGTCGCAAACCGAACGGCCTTTTCAAACTTGCTTGTCTCGCCTGTTGCCTCATCCTTCTCACGACGCTCGCGCATCAGTTTGAAGGGCTTGTTCTCGACCTCTGCCTGTAGTGCCTGCAACTGCACTTCGACGCCTTCAACGAACCGCTTGCGGACGTGTGGCGCTCTATCATTCATAGTGTCTACTGTTGCAACAAAGGTCAGCTTGCTAAGTGCGGTCATTGTAAGTGTTCTCTGCTTTTTGGCTTTGCGTTATTGCTTGCCTACAAAACAAAGTTAGCTTCGCGGCATGGGTGTTCCTACGTCAAAGATAGCCTTTTCTTCCACTCTTTGACGTTGACGCAGAAAAGAAAAGACAAACCAACAAGGTATTCTTGTTGGGTGTTGTCCTGTTCTTGCAAGAGTGTAGTGTGCTACTTGAGGGGAACCAGAGGTGATGAACTTGCCGCCCCGATCCTTTTATTGGGCAAGAACGAGCCCCTGAGAGCCCCGTAGAGGCCGGTCTAGGTCTTCTCACTACACATTGTAGCCCAGACGAAAACCGGCCCTGTACGACGCTCTATGATTGGTTATGCCTGATAAACCGACAATGGCTTCGCTATGACAGTGAACGTGTATGTGCCTGACAAAGTACCGCTTCCTGTGAAGGCGCTGCAATAAACTGCCGGGTAGAACAGTCCGCTTCCCGTATTGGCTGTCGTGTAGCTGTAAACACTGACCGTATCTGTTCCGGTAGAAGTAGAACCTGTTTGTGTGACTTGGTTTGCCGTATAGGTGTATGAGAAACTGTCTCTCATTAGCAACGCCATCATATCACCTGAAACACCCGCAGTACTGGAAGCATCAGGGGTTATGTGCATATACATGGTCACTTCATAAGAACCGATTGCAGAACCAGTGCCAAAGTAAGAGTTACCTGCTGTCGTATGGCAGACCAACGAGCCACCTTGCTTTACGAGAGTGGCGGTTGCTGCCTTGTCGGTGCCAGCTTTCGCTGTGCCAACGGCCGTAAATGAGTACGAACCCGCCCATGTCATCACTGAAACGGCGTCTGCTGCATACCCTTGGCTCTGAATCCATGCGGTCGTCGCTACGTTCGTTGAGTTATCTGCCTTGTCGAGCGTTCTGCTGTTCACGAAACCATTTGCAGTTACCTGACCATTAAACGAAGCTGATCCGTTAGCGTCGATACTCGCAATCGGAGAACGGTCTGTTATCTTATTTGTTGTTGGCACATCATAGAACTTGAAGCCGCCGGTTGTTCCCGGATTGATGTTGACCAGATATGTCGCCCCATCACCTGACTGAACATTCCAGCCCATATAAGAGCCCTGACCCGAAACTGTTGTATCCGACGTGAAGCTAGCGGCGGAAGTCAGCAAGTGATCGCAGTGCATCCCAGACGCAGCAACCGCATAGCCTGTAGAGTCCACGCTAAAGACCGAGGATGAACCCGTTCCGTTGAACTGTAGGATGCCCGGATTAACAGATAGGACATTCGTTGTTCCCGAAGATTGAACGTATTTCATCGTTAGTGTTGGACCAGATTGCTGGAAGGCAGAAGTCGAGAACCCGCCAGAGCCAATGCTCCAATCGCTTCCCACGACGCCAGCGCTATTCATGGTCCAATCATTTATTCCGGTTGAGGACGTTGAGGTGAAGCTACCCGGATTTAGAACAATATGCCCAGACGTGCCTTGGAAGTTAAAACTACCAGTTGTAATGCTAATGCTGCTCTTTCCGTCCGTCGAGTTATAGGCCAATCCGCCATCGAACAGATGAGTGTTTGTTCCTGCGGTGACAAACGGAGCTGTGATCCCTCCGCCAAATGTCGTGCTGTTGTCAGTGCCAAAACTGACAACTGGCGTTGTGTTCCATGCCGTATTTGTGCTGTTGAATATCTGCAATGGCTGATTAGCTGACGAGTTAGGAGCAGAAGCCATCTTCCAGTAGAGGCCCGAACCGTCTCGATTGATCCAGCGAATGCCACCTTCGTTATAAGAACTGTCAAAGCCGAACCACGAAGAGGCGACTTCGGATATCCCATCGGTGCTCTTATGGGCTGCTATACTGACATCAGCGCCTGTGAAGTCAGTTAGACGAAGACCTACGCTGTGGCTCTTCGGTGAACTGACATTCAGCATGTTCTTGCCGTTCAATGACGCGATACCGAGATTAACGATATCCCCATAGCCGTCGGATAGGGACATGAGATCGGCGGAAATGCTCGCCTTGCTTGGCGTCAGAACAGGTAAGTTGGAGGAATCAATAGCAGTCGGCAGATAGCTCTTTGCCAGCGAGAACGCATAATCGCCGTTGCTGTCCTGAGAAGAAACGATATCGCCAGAGGATGTGAAAGTCGGAGACGTTCCTGCTGGACCTTGTGCGCCGGTTGGTCCTGCTGGTCCTGTGTCGCCTTTATCGCCCTTCAGTCCTACTGGGCCGGTCAATCCGGTATCGCCTTTCGGTCCAGCGTCACCTGTTGCGCCAGTATCACCTTTAGGACCTGCTGGCCCCACGGCTCCGTCAACGCCATCTTTTCCTGCTGGTCCTATCGGGCCAACTTCGCCCTGGGGGCCTTGCTTTCCGGTATCACCTTGCGGACCCGCAGGCCCTGTTAGGCCGATATCACCCTTTAGCCCCGTCGAACCTGTTGGACCGGGATCGCCTTGCGGCCCTGTGTCGCCGGTATCTCCCTTGTCGCCTTTCGGGCCTGTTGGTCCGCTTTCACCTACGGGGCCTTGAGGACCAGTTTCGCCGGGAGGGGCTTGAAGCTCTGACCAGTTGTCTTTGTCGTCACCGGGAGCAGTGTTGGAAACGAAACTGTCCTGCGTGAGTGTGATGTAAAGGGTCTTGATCGACGGATCTAGCGTAGCGGGAGCAAACACATAGTCGTCACGGTTGTATGTCGAACCAGCTACCCATTCGGCTCTGTTCGTTAGGCCGACACCTGCAACGCCTTGCGGTCCGATATCGCCCTTATCGCCTTTGTCGCCCTTTGGTCCCGTTAAGCCAGTATCGCCAGTATCGCCCTTAGGACCTGATGGTCCGGTGTCGCCTTTGTCGCCTTGTGGTCCGGTTGCGCCCGCAGGGCCTACAGACCCTGTGTCTCCGGTATCTCCCTTGTCTCCCTTCGCGCCATCTTTACCGGCAGCGCCTTGGTTGCCCTGTGGACCAGTTGCGCCCGTTGCGCCTATCGGTCCCTGAGGTCCTGTGTCACCGGTATCTCCTTTGTCGCCTTTTGGTCCTGCAAGACCGGTAGAGCCAATATCGCCCTTGGGACCGGTCTCGCCTTGCGGGCCTGTCATGCCTACTGGGCCGACATCACCTTGTGGTCCTTGCGGGCCTACGACGCCTTGAACACCTTGCGGGCCTCTTGGGCCTGTGACGCCAACTGGACCCGCAGGACCAACTGGGCCAGCAGGACCAGCCGCACCCTGAGGACCGAGAGCAAGTTGCGGAGTTTCAGACAGTAGGCCGACCTGCATAGTCGGTGCGTTGACGTTGAAGACCAGCACGTCTCCGCTTTTCATCCTGAAGGTGAGCTCCAAGAAGTAAGTCGTGCTGTTGCTGCCTTGTGAAAGGGTAAAGCTAACAACGGTTCCGGCTACAGACGCCGGACCAATGACTAGGCTGTTATCGCTAGACGCATCGTCGATATTCCGTATCGAGCAACTGAGCAGAGTGTCAGATGCCGATATAAGGTTTCGGATATCAAGAGAGTATGTGATCGAGGAGGACTGATCACGGCTTGCTAGATAAATGGCTTGCTGATCGAGGGCAGGATACCTTGCTATAACAATCTTGCTGTTTGTGAGATTAGACATCGCTTCTCCGTTTTTGTTTCAGTGATTTTAGGTTGCGGATGGGACACTTGGGAGTGTTTTGGACTTCGTGTCCGTCCCGTTAGCGATTGCCATCAGTGCCTTTAGGTATGTGACCCACGCATCCGGGGTAGCCTCATTCAGCATCGTGTAGTTGTTCTGCACGTATGTTCTCGCATTCGCCAGGGCGGTAGTCGCCTGATCCGTAAGAGGGGCGACGTAAGCAGGAGGCGTGTAATCCACGATCTTCTTGTTCTTTACGCCCTTACCTACAGGCAGACGGAATGTTGGGTCGTTCCACTGCGCTTCGGTAACTGCAATCATGTCACTTGCAGGCGGCACGTTGTCCAGCGTTGACATATCCCCTGTGTCATACCAGCCAGTTACGATAGTTGGCTGTTTTGCTGTGGTGTCATACGACGCATAGTACCTCGCTGGGTAATCTGCTGTTGTCTTTGTCATTATCTTCTCCTTGTTTTCATTTCGGTCCATAAGCTACGATTGAGAACTGTGTTGCGCCTCTATTTACAACGCGGATGGTGAAGCCAGACGCATCCCAGTTATAAGCAGCCGTATCAACGTCAATGTTTTGTGCAGGTGTGATAACGATTGCATATGGCGCTGCACCAAAAGCTTGTGGGAAGTTAACGCGCATATTATCTGTTGCATTTACTTGGAACGGCTCCATTCGGTTGCCGTAAGCGAAGTTCCAAATGTTTCCAGAAGACCCAAAGTCACTGTTATAGGTGCCACTATTTACGAATGTGCCGCCAGCCCAGCCCTGAACATCTGCGGCTTTTTGGTTAGCAACATTATGAACGAAAGCTGTTGTGGCTATGTGTGTTCCGTTATCATCATTGCCGTGTGTCTGGTACCATGCTTCACCGCCAATATTTAGGTTTCTATTAACCAAAACCCCGGCATTAAAAGCTACTGTTCCGCCATATGAACCAATAGTATTCGTGTAGAGCCAGTTTCCCGAACCTACTCTGACATCTCCGTTTACGATTGCCGCACCGTTAATGGTGGCCTGACCAGCAGTTAGCCATCCGTTCGCGGTTATTCCGCCAGCTAGATTCAAGCTGCCATCATTGTTCACGCTAGAGTAGTGATCAGAGCCGTTGTTCGTGTGGAAAACGATGTTTCCTGTGTTGGCATCCTGATAGATCGACGAGTTGCCGCCGTTATTGAATCCAATCGTTTTAACAAACATCCCTTGGAATGTCGGTGTTGAACCCGTTTGTAGTGTCTGGTTTGTGATCGTTCCAAGATAGTTACGAACAAACGAGGTTGATGCTGCATTCTTTGAGTTATCGGACGTTGAAACAGTTGGAATCTGCAAAGCCGTTCCAACTGTGATAACCCCTGAGTTTCTGCTTATCGTGAGGGGCGTCGATAAGAAGGTGTTGCTGTCCGAGTATGCAGAAATAACCAGATCGGCACCGGCATTGTTGCCGGTTTCCGCCGCATTGTTCTTTCCGATGGTCCAACGATTTTTACCACCATTGTTCAGGTAGATGGTTGCCCAGTCAGACCCATTATCAACGATGGATAGGTTAGACGTCAGGTTCGGGGTTGTGATCGCGTTAGCAGTTATTCTGTCGTTTACGTTCACAGGGCAAATGAATGACGAGCTTGCTGCTTGGATTGTAAGCGCACCTTGTCCAGTAGCCGATGAAGAGCCGCCGACTGCCGATATGCGAACATCGAAATCATGATCCACGCCGAAGGAGTGAAAATCCAAATAGGTGGTATTGCCCTGATTGTTGGTGATATCGCCCAGTTCGATGCCCATAGAGCCGCCCGACGATTTACCAACAGTCATTGCCTTTCCGAAGATCGCTTGTCCGGTTGTCGTGATGTCATTCGAGGTGAGGGAACCGGCAACGTTCAGAGGGGAGTAAACGGTCGAGCTAGCGCCAGACAGAGAAAGCACTCTTGAGGCTAAGTCCCCTACCTTGTTGCTATCTCGGAACATGAACGCGCCTGTAAAGTCTGCGAACGTCATTACGTTGCTATTACCGGGTGCCCAAGTTGTTCCAGAAGTTCTGTAAATGTCCGTGTCTAAGGAGATGGAATGGTAAAACTGATCGCCTGCATTTGAGATCACATGAGCGCCGGTCGCACTGTCCTTCTGGATTGAAACGCCACCGAGTATAGCTGTTTGATCGACCTTCAATGAGCCGGATATCTCACCGCCACTGAGGGGAAGGTATTGGCCTTGGACCCAATCTTGTTCCGCAAGGGCGTGCCATGAACCGTTGCTGTCTAGGAGAACTGGGATGCCGCTAGTGTGGTTGTAACCAAGTTTACGAGCCCCGTAGGTGTTGTTGTCTTCCATGGAAAACACAACGGCACCGAGCGGGGTTGCATCGACCTGCGCGATAAGCTCGGAACCAGTCCAGCCGATATAGACCTTGTTATTAGCCATGTTAGTGCCGCCGCCCTGTTGCGGAGGTGTAAAGCCGACAGTCGCCTGCATGGCCTTCTGGTTCACATAGTCCACGGTGGCGATCTGGTTAGCTGGCGCGGATGAACCCGGCTGCGATGTCAGAGGGGTGCCGGTGAGGGCTGGACTGTTCAGAGGCGCAAATGTCTTGTTCAAGAGATTGCTGATCTGGCCGGATGAGTTATCGGGATTAACGCCATGAGACGTTAGGATTGCGTTTAGCTCGCTAACGATAGTGTTCATGTCCGATGTGGTAAGTTTCGTTCCCTTTTGTCCTATTGCTGGATTAGGGTCCTGATATGTTTTAATGAACATCAAATAACCTCTTAAAAATGAATATATTCAATCGTATTTAATGATTTCCTTATTCGGTGAAGTTTGGGTTGTAATAAAAATAAGCACTGCACATCGCAGGGATTAGGTCCGAGAACTCGCATTCAAGAAAAGCAATGTTTGGATTGTCTATGCTGACGAAGGTAACGGCGTAGACTTCGCTTTCATCGTCCATCGTTCCAACTTCGTCTCCGAAGGAATAAACACCGGGAACGATGCCTCCGTATTCGACTACCTTGATCGTGAAGCCCATGGAGCGTGCATGGTTGATGTAGAAGTCTTTCGAGATGCTGCCAGTCATCGTTAGGCGAGCAACGATCTGGCCTCGGCGTTCATCATCACTGGAATCTGATGTTACGCACTTACTCGGCAGACCTACTGCCGTTTCCCAGATGTCTATGAAGTTCGTTGTCGTGGCCGGAAAAAGATCAACAAGAAGATCGCAAGCCGCATCATCGAACCTCTGCTTCTCTTGGTTCAGACCATCAACGAACTTCGACATATTGCTATCGGGATTTTTGTTCCAAGCATCGCCATTTGGTAGGAGGTTCTTTGCAGCGTTGATGTAGTCGGCTGCCTGTGTGCGGGTAATAAGGTCACTCATGGCGCCTCCTTAGCTGTAGGTAATGTTGCCGATGACAGGAAGCTGACCGAGCGTCGTTGTGACGTTCCCGGATGGCGCTGTCAGGGTGAAGTCAGTTGAACCTGTCACACTGCTGATTGCAGCAATGATGGAGGCTTGAGAGATCACGGAACCAAGCGGCGATCCCTGATTTTCAAACAAGGTCGTTAGGGAGGTTTTGATCGCACTTTGCATGGACGCGGACGCTGATTTCAGGCCGGTCAAAGTGATGTCTGTTGAAACCTTGATTGGGGAGCAGACGAGCAACAACTCGGAGACGGGCTTCTGGGATTGTAGTGCATTGGCAACCGAGAGCTGGTCGCCTGTTGCTGTTTGCCAGCGAGTATCGAGAGTTGAAGATCCGTCCGAACCCTGAGGGAAGCCCTGATACTGGTTGGTACGATCCATCATGACATACAGGGTCACTTGCCCTGGCATAACAGGGACGGGGTTAACCCATGCTGCGGTTACACCCGGAACGGCCAGAGCCCAATCCACATGGTCTTGCGAAGAACCCCCTACGCTTCGGACCTTGAATGCGTCGATTACGCGAACGCGAAGCTGATCATCTGTCTCCAGCGGCGTACCGTTTTCGATGGAGTTGGTTAGGGTAACGGACGCATCGACGCCAGCAATCGGACTGATGAGCGAGAGCATAGAGCCCGCGCTCGCATTACCAGAAGTACCCGAAACGGTAGCTGTTATGGGAACGCTGTTTCCAACATTGGAAAGAACGTTCGTCGTGTAGATGAAGCCATCGCTTCTTTGCAGAACCGTACCTGCTGGAATGGATGTGTTCGATGTGCCGGAGAATGAAACCGATCCTGTTGCCAGCGACGCAGACTTTCGCGTGATGCCTTTGAGGGAGGCCCATTCCTCAAGGTAAACGTCCGTTGCCGTTGCGGGGCTAGATTGAAGGATCAAGTATTGAAGGAAGGCCCACATATAGTAGACCTCTTTTGCGTCGGATCGAGCAATAGTTCTAAGGACTGACTGGTCTGGGAGATTGACGCCGGTACTGTTTACGATGTCCTGTTCCATTCTTTTACGAATGGTTTCAAACGTGGGATAGGCATATGCCATAGTAATACCTCTTATGATGGATAAAATATTCTTTTCGTATTTAGAGGCATTTAGATTTATTGGCTCAGAGTGAGGGGCGTCATAAATGCCCGCAGAGAGCGTTTGGTGGTTTTGGGGTAACTGCGTAGCAAGCTGGACGTTAAACGCGCTGTACGGGCTTCTGAGGGCGTTTAAGGAGCGCTATCCACAGGAAAGCCCCGACATTGCTGCCGGGGCCTACCGTTCTTGGTTTGTTCCGATTAACCGTTGGTCGAACCGCTTGCGCTTGTGCCTGCCTGACCCTTCTTCGCAACTGCACCAGACGCATCTGTGCCAGCCAAGTTAGGAGTGAAGATCGAAGAATCAACACTGGAAGCAAGAGCAGCGAAGTTACCAAGGGACCAATCTTCAACAGTCATCTTCGCAATCGCGTTAGGCTGAACAGTGTTGAAATCGTGTCTCATGGAAGCCTTGAAGCTGTAGAGGTCCTGTCCCCAAGAGTGAACAGAGCCACCAGCGTTCGAGTACGAACCAACGTCAGTACGGTCGAAGTCGTAAGAGGTCGCTTCACCGAAACGCAGGTAATCACCCTGGACCAAGTAGATGTTTGAACCCTTACCAGAAGTTCCAAGGTCTGTTGGAATCTGGGTCGTTGTCAAAACGTCCTTTCCGAATAGCTTACCCGAAGCAAGCTCTTCTTTGAATGGGAACTGGTAGTCGTTAGAGAAGAACATCAGAGCGTTCTTGACGTTCGGGTGCATAAGGAATGTCGAACCCTCGGCGTCAATCAACTTACCTTCGAGAGCAGCAATCAACTGAGCAAGGCTCTGGGAGATCGTTGTTACGTTTGTAAGTCCAGTTTCTGCGGTCAACGAAGTGAAAGTGTTAGCAGCGGTAACGAGACCTTCAAGACCGATTGGCTTGTTGCCTGTTCCGTTATCAAGGCTGTTGATCATCGTGCTATCGACCTTAGCGGACATCACGCGACCAATCTGCTTTGCAACCTTAGCGGCAATCTCGAAAGGAGATAGGATATCAACTTCCTTGGTGATTGACGTTACGGCAGCAATCTTTCTCCAACGGAGATATACGCGGTCCCAGTCGCCTTCGCTGTAAGGGAACTGCTCGCCTTCGTCGATATATGCAGCAGTCATGGTGCCTGATTCACGAAGGATGGTCTTCTGACCAAGTGGCATAGATTCCTTCTGGGCAATCTTTACGATGACAGATTCAGGATAAAGTGCCTCAACGTATCCATCCATTGCCTGTGGGATGATCGGCTCGCTGGTAGTAGTGGTTGCCTTGGTCATAATGTTTGCGGCGTCAGAAGCCTTAAAGCCGTTCGCCTTTAGCTTTGTTGCCGCATCACGGCCATGCTTCTCGGCAAAAATCTTACCAAGACCGCGATAACCAAACTCTAGTTTTGGATCGAGACCGGAACCAATGTCCTTGTTGATCGAGAATGTCTTAGCCTTGAACTCACCGGACTTCTCATCGGAGTCAGATGAAGCAGGCGAAGAGGTGTCTTCCTCAGCATCCTTTGCTTTCTTCGCGTCAAGCTCTTCTGCACGAGCTAGGCGCTCTTCGAGAGTGCGAACGCGGTTCTGTAGATCCTCATATTCTTTCTCGGCTGGGGCTGTGTCTTCGCATTCATCCTCTGCCTTGCAGAGAGCGATAAATGCCTTGTCGAGTTTCTTTACTGCTTCATCTAGCGAAGCCTTTACATCAAATGTGCGATTAGATGACATATATGTCTCCTTGAATGTTAATAGTGATAATCACCTTTGTATTTATTGATTGAGTAATGAACTTACTTGAGGCGGGATTTGATCTTCACTAGATCAATCTCTCGCTGTAATCTCTTACGGTTTATTTTTTTCTTCTGCTCTGGAAGAATATCGCTAGCTTTATTAGAGCCAGTATCAGGGTTGTTACTGTCTTTATTGTCTGCGGCGTCATCTTCTTGTTTCTCCTTTACATTGACTAGAAGTGCCTCTTGGTTGCAGGGGATCGGCACAATGGAGAACTCAAGTAGTTCTGACTCCGTTATGGTCATTCCACCGGCATCGTTGATGCTGTAGTTGAGGGGGCGGAAGCCGATGCTTACGGCGCTGATAAAGCCGTCTTTTAGGGCTCTGCGGCAGAACTCCGCGTCCGGGCCAACAACGGGATAATCCGCTGGGCAGAACTCAACAGTTCCCTGCCATCCGTTATCGACGCGCTTCAGTTCAACGCATCGCCCGATAGGCCATTCGCCATCGTTATGGATTTTGAGAACGCGGGGATTTCTAAGAAACTCGGTAACGTCCAGACCATCGGGATCTACGATATCGTTAGCTCTATCCAAGGCATCGTTGGTGATGACGAAGGTGAAAAGATCACTGTCGTTGTCTAATGCTTTAATCTGGAAATCGGCTGTAACTGTCTTTTCCAGTGCTGCTACGTCCTGAGACTTAACGGCATCACGGAAGCTCTTAATGGTAATATGTTTCCTCATGATTGGTTTTCACTTTCATCATTGTCGGTTGGTAAGGTTCCTCCCGGTGTTGTCTGCAAGCCGTCGGTCTGACCGATCGCGCCTGTATTGAGTGGACGTAGAATCTCATCGCCTCCCTCGTATCCGGGGAGACCTTCTCTTGCGCGCCATTCGTTTGGAGATAGAAGACCGGCAACAACGGCTTTGGAGCCAGCGTCAACGCGATCCTTGTAAACAGGGCTAACAGCCTGTGTGTAATCGTACTTCATGCGATACTGATCACGCTCGGAGGCGATGAAGCACTTATCCAGAAATAGCTCTTCAAACTGCGTTGTTACGGGTCCGCAAGTGTCACTGTAGAAGGTTCGCTCTTTCTGCTCGATGGATGCAGCCGCGTCCTTGTCCTCAAGTCCAAGTCTATGAGCAGGGTAGTTCGTGACGTTACAGATGTTGCGCTTTGAATCCTCACCCATTTCAGGAAGCATCAAGTCCTTGACGCTTAGGTTCATGGGAACAAGTTGAATGTCTGGTGGTAGAGCAGGACCCATGCCTACGTTGGCCGTGCCTGCCATTCCCTTCATCAAGTTTTCACGGATCGTAGCAAGCTGTTCCGGCTTATATCGTCCAGTCGTTGTGATGATGTACTGGATTGAAGTTCCGTTGCGGAATGCGCCTGCACGGGTTTCCTGAATGGCAAGATCAATGCCGAAAACTTCCGGCGACAGATCAAGAGGCCCCTTGCCGATTATGTTGTTCTCGAAGTTGGTGTGCATGAGATGAATGACATCTTCTTGCAGGAGCCTTCTTGTCTGACCGGTCTCGGTTGCAAAGCTCGTCTTTCGGCCTTTGAACTGGTTAGTCGATGCCGTGTAGAGCCTGTCTCCATCTTCCAGTTCCGTGACGCTCATACGGTCAGGCGTGACGGTGATTAGCTCAACGGGGCGTCCATCCTTTCCTCGGATAATCGCCACATAAGCGTTCCCCCAGAGGACATAGTGAATCATGAGATTGTTCATAAACTGGAACCACGAACGATCCTTGCTGTTTGGAGTTTTGAGCAAGCCGCAAAGCTGATGGTCTGTTGTGTTTGTCCATCCGCCGTTGGAATCTATCTTCTGAATATTCGGGGGTAGCTTTGCGATTGCTGACGAATATCCCGTCACGCACCCGAAAACAGTTGGCGACTTCATGACGGTGTAAGGAGTTACGACAATGCCCGAAAACGTCGATCCCGATCCGACCATGCCGGACGGTGGCCCCCAGTATTGAGGGGCTTCCACATAAGCACCCGGTCCAAGTTTGATTGGAGCGTTGTCGACAGGACTTGGTGTTTCCGCCGGAGCAGATTCTGCTTTTGTGATAGTTGGTGTTGCCCAACTACTCATAGGTGTGGGGCTTGAATCCTCCCCTTTTATTAATCTTGAAAATATGGACACATGAATACCTCGTAAGAATACTTCTTTGAGGTATTTATTCCGTTACCATATCACATCGGTTGATAGCGGCTGGCTACCATCACGGATGTAAGAATGAAGGGCGTTACACGTCGCATGAACACCGTCTATCTTGCGTGTAGACATCTTGTTCTCCTTGGAAAGCTGTAGGTTTTCCAAGTGGTCATACGAGGCGTAGACGTTCAGACAGTTCCAACGGAAGATCGGGTTGTTGAACTTGATCTTGTGTTCGAGGACGGACTCTTCAAAGAGCTTGTTTGCAAGGTTCAGGTTCTTCCCCTGCGTTACAGGCCAGACTGTTAGGCCCTCGTCTTCAAGCTCTTCCGTCATGTTTTCCGAACCCCATCTATCGACGTTTACCGTTTCGATTTCATAGGTCTTGCTCAGGTCGATGATGTAGTCCCGCATCTCTCGATAGTCGATTGTTCGGCGCTTCTGCGTTGTTAGGTGTCCGTCACGGACCCAAGCAGGATAAAGCTCGTTTCCGGCACCTTCTACCGTAGCTTCTGGAAGCCAGTACTTCGGGAAGACGTAGAAGATATCATCGCGTTTGAAGACAGCGGACACACAGGTCATATCTCGAACGCTCGACATATCAACGCCAATCCAGCAGGGCTCTCCTTTGAAGTCTTCGATCTTCAAAGATGTATCCAGACCTACATTAACGTCGCTGGATTCCAGCCATTGCGAGGAACTAGACAGCCACATGTTCAGGTTGAATGTGAAGAATGCTGCGCGTTCGGATTTGGAGCGTTTTGCATCCGCTGCGTTCTTCTCGAACTTCTTGCGGTTAAATCCGAAGTCCCAAGAAGGGTTGGCCTTACGCCATGTGCTTTCCTCAAAAGGATTATCGCCTTCATCAGCGGCCCATATGCAGCCGAAGAACGTTTCATCGACCAAGTTGCCTTGCAGGATATCGACGCATTTTCGGTGCATGGAATAACCAAGCCCTTCCATTGAGTCGCCTGCTGTCGTGATGATCTTGGTGAGTGTCTGGGGTCGATCCTTCAACATACCCGTTTGAAAAATGTCATAGACCTTTCGGGTCTTGGTCGTATGAAACTCGTCGAAAATCACCACACTGGGGTTTAATCCGTGCAGGCCGTCAGCATCACTGGACACGGCGCGGAAGAACCCGCGGTTGCCGATCTTGCGCCCATTGACGACGATCTCTTTGTCCAGGCGGATTTCTTCCTGTTTCGCGTCGATCCCCAGTTGAGCCATTAGGGCCGGGTGGTTCTGCGTATGCTGGTATGTGAAGCCGTAGAGGATGCGAGCCTGTGCCTCCGTAAGAGCACTGACATAAACCTGTGGACCGCCTTCGCCATCGCAAGCGAGGAAGTAGATCGGCATCCCTGTGATGATTGAGGTCTTACCGTTTCCTCGTCCCATCTCGTCATATGAGAAAGAGAAGCGTCGGTAGTTGTCTGAATCGTTAACCCATCCGAGTGTCTGGGATATCGACCATAGCTGATAGGGATACATCTCGAAGGACTGTCCCATCTTGGTTCCTTCCAAGATGGTCAGATAGCTCATGAGCGTCTGGTATTTTTTCCCATGCTCCGGGTTGTAGTGATAGGGGAAGTCAGGGGTAGACGCTCGCTCCAGATCACGGATGGAACGTTCACACGCGAGCTTTGTATATTCCCCCGCTATGATTTTTCCGGACAGCACGTCTTTGACGTAGGCGTACTGGTCCTGTTGGTCGAGATTGCCAGCATCAATGGCGGCGAACTTTCCTCCGCACGACATTAGGTCAGTCCGGGAAACTGCACGACAGTCACAGTGTCTTCGTCGAGTACGCCTTTCTTGAGGGACTTAGTGTCCATCGGCGTCATGCCGAACTTGGCATACAGACCTTTCAACGAAGCCTGTGTGGCATGAAGGGCTGTCAGTTCAGGGCGCTGACGGTGCATCTTTCCTGAATCGTAGAACTTGCCATGATTGTCGATGTAGGCCCGATACTCTTCTTCATCGGTGATCAGGCAGACCATCTGAACCATTGCTGCTTCGTGGCGTGCTTCGTAATCAGGATGAGAAGTTAGCTGTTCAAACAACTCTTCTCTTCGAGGTTTACCGTCAATATTTTTTGGGAATGAGTTTGTCTTAGTAGTCACGATAATAATCTCCTATGATGTGTCGGAGATATTTAGCTTTTGACTTTTTTACTTTTTAAAAATCAGGATTTTTACAGACAAGACTGGGTGTGCGCTCGCGTTTGGGTCCGCTCAACTTTTCGGAACGCGTTATACCCTAGAGGTTCATGCTCTGAGAACTTCATAGAAACCCGTACAGCGGTGTTTTTTTTGTTTCGCGTGAGCTGCGTGCGGTTCTGGTGTCCTGATGCTCTATGACGCTCTGAGAGCATGCCTCTCCTTGAGAGCAGTGGACAGTTTTATTCCTGTTGACCCCACCAAGAAGCTTGACGTGTAGGGACGCGGTAGGTTGACTGAACAGCAAAGGAGATGAGTGATGTCTAGAGTAACAGGTAATACCGAGGATGAGGTATTGAAGTATGTTCGAGGAATATTGGGATGGAACGATCTTGTAGTAAACAAGGGGAGCCAAAATATTCATTACTTGCGTGAGTTTCTTAGGGATATTCGTGTAAGCCCAAACGAACGTCATAGACTTCTTGAAGAAGCGGTAACGAATGTCGTGGATAATCATGAAATAAATGGTGTCAAAGAGAAGCGGATCTGGTTGGATGCAGAATGGAACAGAATACCAGAACAGTCCCAATATAGACATCAAATGATTTATGATCTCGTTCATGACTTAGAGGAAGCCTTATCTAAGAGCCTGAATCAGAAAGCGGTTTGA